AAAGCGGTGCTCTACCAGCTGAGCTACAGGGGCATACGTTTGAACTCAAACTCTCCAAAACGACCACCCCAAACTTGGTTTACAGTTCCTACAAGGAATCCACGATCAACCACATTATAATAGTCTATGCCAAGAGTTGCCTCATTTCTGACATAGGTCATTTGATCTCCCTTGTAGGGAACCAAGCACTCACAACCGTCAATAGAACCGTTAAATTGGTTTTTATTTGGGTCGTAAGTCATAATTGTATCACACTTTTGCTTGTGTGTCAACCCCTTGTCGTACTTGATTTGTTCTAGATTCAGAGCACCCAAATAACGATATTTCTCAAAATCATAATTAAGAACCCTAATTTGACCATTAGGATCTTCAATTGCTTCTACGATAAACTGCCTGTAAGGGGCATGTAGTTGATAATTGTAAGCTTGTTCGCCATAGAACATAGCGTCCGTTCCAGGCACTTTGTGGTGCTGTAGACGCACCATAGCAAACCTAGCGGGGTTTGAAAATGCCTGGACTTTATTCTCCCATGTTCCTTCAAACCATTCTATAAATTGTTCAATCATCTTTGGGTAATAGTTCAGGATCATTAACTTCAATATCAAACATCAGAGGATGACATTCCTCTTCAGCAAGATATGAAGAACATTTATATAATTCTTCGTCATCCCAGTCACGACCTTGCAATGCTTCAGTCTGAACTGATGGGTGCTCTTGAATAATTAGTGGGAGTTCGTCAAATGTGTAGGGGATACTCTGTATGAAATACATACGTACCACACTTCCCATATAAAAAACGTATGCTTGAGATAATGAGTATTTCATAACATCTTGACTACGTTTTTATTTAGTCACCAACCGCTATTATATCACACAAACATTCCTTTGTCACTCATGTAATGTAATGTGTCATGCATGTTACCAAGATGCTTGGCACCAATAGAAACTTGTGGATATGTAGCTTCGTTTCCAAACTCTGCTTCAAACGCTCTTTGAGTAAAATGTTCGTTGAGTTTATACTCGTGAAACTCTCCTCCGATAGACTTGAGTAGTGCTGCAATACGCTCACACTCTTGACTGCCGTTACTGTAGATTACTGCTGTGTTCATATTCGATTACCAGTTTTCTATGAGTTGTGTTTTTACTAGAACAGAAATAATACTTTGCTTCACCACCTAATATTCTGCATATATTATCTAGTTGTATTTCAAGTGCAAACTTTTCATCATTCTCATTTTTCATCAGGGCGTCCTCCAATAGCATCCCACATTTCTTGAACCATATCTACTGCTGGTGGTGCCTGATAATGTGGCGCTGTTGTAGATGCCCACTCATCAATTACTTGTTGTGTGGGAATAGCAATTCTAAAAGGTATATTATCATCTTCAAATTCCTTATTCATATCAATATATGTTTGAGGAGTGATCTTAATTGTCATAGCACTTCTTGCTCTGGGTTGAGGTTTTTCACAAATTGCACAGGATCCTTTTCAGACTTATGTACCCAATGATAGCGCATCATCTCAAAAATAGGGTCCCATGTAGCGATACAAACATAATCAGTCACGTTGCCTCCAATCCGAGGGTTTATCTTGCTGAAACCAATCCTTAATATCATCAGCATCAGTGAATCCCTTCTTATGGTTGGATGGATCGGGATCTCCTAAACCCATCCTATTCAGAAAATCATCAGTGCTTCCTTCTTGAATATCTTGAGCAGCTTGGCGTCTTGCCATTTTTAACATCTCATTAGCAGATGTGTTTGCTTTTGCTAATTTTTGTGCCCAAATCATGTCATCTAGTTTTACATCGTCATTATTTGCTATACGTTTACAAATAAATTCCAGTCGTAGTCGGTATTGTGTAGATAGCATACTCTCACTCAATTTCCCTTTAGTATTTAGTTACATCAACCTTTTTGGAGATTTTTTGGGGGCGATTTTTTTTCGCAATTTCTGTAACCGAAGGTCGATTTTCAGTTGAGGAAAATTGACAGTGCTTTTACAGTCATCGTACCACCTGCAGTTACATTCAATGTACCTACTTTATTAATGAAGAAACTATTACCGATTGAAGCAGTGACACCAATACCACCAGCAGATTTCATCACCATACCCATCGCATTCGGTCCCAGATCAAGTTTATATGTTTGTGTTGGATCAGTTGTAGCGGCTGGTCCTTTAAGACCGACAATTTTCTCTTCTTTTGGACCAAAAATTGTGCTATAAGATGCTCCAGCCAGCTTGGTATACATTCCACCAGTTGTAGACTCGAAGTTAAGGTTACCTAATGCTCTAACACGATAACGTCCCCTAGCATCGACTTCATAATTACCTTGAATTCTATGAGTAACAGTACCAACAGAGTTAATAACATGGGTAGCACCAGGTTTAGTCTGTTGATCAACAACAACTTCACCAGATCCTTTTGTAATCTTACGACCATCAATATTTTCGTTCAAAAATTCTGCATCAAAGGTGATATCACCTGCAAATACATTGAACTTACCGCTACCATCACCAACCTCAATGTTAACAACTTCACCTGCTTTAAGAGTTAATGTCTTAATAGCATGGATGATAACGTTATCCCCCTTAATACCACACTCATCTCCCTGTGCTTCAATAGCAACCCCTCCTTCGGCAAAGACAGAGTATGCAGGATCTGATTTTGAGGCAGAACCTGTTCCTGTTCTACCAGATCCTGTGCGTTCCGATGTTCCACCAGTTGCTTGAATTGCAATTGATCCACTAGCTTTGTGTAATTGATCACCAGTATTGAGAATTAATTTACCACCACAACCTGCCTGACCTGGAACGCCAGTAGAGAAGGTCATGTTGCCGTTCTCATCAAAGAACATGGCACTTTGCCCATTAGTAACGGTATAACCTCCTGGTTGCCCGTCAGCACCCTCCCAACTCATGCATGTCCAACCATCAGACACCCAGTGAACTGTTGGTTTTGCTGAACAAAATTCATCTTCTGATACTGCAGATGTTCTACCACCAGCAGGTTCTTTAACAGGTTGCCCTGAACTAGCACCTTGGTGTTGATTATCAGTATGATTTGATGGATGTGATGGCATTATGGGCAATCAATATAGAGACCAGTTCCGATCTTAACAAGTCCTCTGCTGTTAAGATCTTCGGAGGAGAGACAGATCATGTTTGGTAACACAATAGCACCAGATCCTCCGCCACCAATTAATTTAATAATTGGTGATTTTTCATATGTTGTTGTTCTATCTTTAATTTGAACAGAGGTAACATAACCTCTATCGTCAATGATAGCAGTTGCTCTGCCTTCCTTACCATCTATGTATACCTTTGGAGCAGACGTATATCTAATACCTGGAGAAATGAGAGTAAACGAATCAATGATACATTGTACGTCATTTGTAGTTGCAAGATTACGCTTGTATCCTAAACCAGATCTAGTAACTCTAACTTCAGAAACAAATCCTTTGGTATCTAGAAGAGCAATAGCAGTAGCACCAAATCCTTCACCAGAAACGATGACTTGAGGTGCTTCAGCATATGACTCACCCGTGTCTGTGATGGGAATACTAACAATAGATCCATCGCCACCAGTAATAGGATTGCCTGCCCTTGGCTTGTTCGGAACATATGGATCAGGTGTGTTCGCATTATCAGCATCATCAATACCATCGCCAGTAAGATCTTCAAATCCACCACTAGAGAAGATTGTTGCATTAGTTGATGCTTCAGTTCCTAGAATCTGGAATGTTAATTGTTCCGCAGGTTCTTTTCTTTCATCATCCAAGATACCAACAACAACTTGTGCTGTGTTGTCAACAATCTTAAACGATCCTGCAGTAGTACCACCAACAAAATCATTGGAGTCAACATCACCAATAATAATCCAGTTAAATTCTGTACGATCAGGGATATTTGTACTGGTAACAGTAAAGATGATGTCTTCTCCCTCAATATATGCAAGTTTGTCGCTGGTAACAGAGATAGTAGGATCTTCAACAGCATTCTCTGGTCTATCAGGGAATATAGTTGACTCATAGTCTGCTGCAATGTCTACATCAGCAAACGATCCAGTATCAAAGTTATCATCAGACAGACTTGAATTTCCTGGGTCAAACAGAGTAAATCTGAATGTTTGAGAATCATTCAATTCGATATCCTCATTCATAGGAAGAGATACCGTAGCACTACAACGTGGAATGTCAATAGTTTGTAAATCTCCATTTTCGTCAAGAAACTCTTGAGTAAGAGTCTCAAATTCAGTAACCTTAAGAGTTCCTATCAAAGATGGGTTAGTAGCATTAATATATTCTTCTACTATATCACCAGTCAATGCATATGTCAATACACTACCACTAGGTACGTTGGAAGTATTGATAGTATATGTTACTGTCCCACCGCCAGCTACAATAGTTGGATCTACAATGACAGAGTATACTCTACTACCATCAAATGTGATAGGCAACACCACATCATCATCACCGTCATCGTCGTCATCTGGAAAGATATTTGGGAAATCATCATCGTCTTCATCAGGCAATTCAGGTCCATCATCATCGTCGTCATTAATTGGTACAAGATCTGGATTGAATGGCGGTGTGTCCTCTCTACCAGGACCAGGAGGTACTGGATCTTGGTTGGGAATAGGAATAGGTTCGTTAGGAATACCACCAACAAAAATAATCCTGGTTGGTTTGGGATCCAAGTAATCAGCTGACTCTTCGCAATAGAATCTTTCTCCAGTATCACCATCGGCAAGATTGTCTAGAAGATTGTCTAACCAATCATCCTCATCATCTTTACTGCAGTCAGTACATACAACAGTTGACTTTGGACAGCTACTACTAGGACCACTACATGAGATACCTAGGAATGACATTACCTTTCCGATAGCACCACCAATCATGTTTAGAGGTGATGCTAATATTCCTAATATACTTTGCAGTGGTCCTAATATACTACTGATTAAACCTTCCAGAAGTTCTAGAATTTTGTTGACGATACCCTCAACTAGGTTGATGACAGCACAAGCAGCAGGAGAGAACACATCCATGATGAAGTCGAACAGCAGATTTGTTAAGAATCTTGCCAACATGTCAGTGATATTCTCAATAGAACATCCAAGTGCCTTAAGAATTTGATCAAGAACTTTCTGCACACCGTCTAATAGACGACCTTTCTTACCAATACTCTTCTTTGTTACTTTTGGATCTGCAGGTACTTGCTCCTTCAGTTGAAGTGCTCCTTGAATGCCTAGGAGACCATTAACTAGGTTTTTGATACCCTCACGTAGATTCCTAATAATCTCTGACTGGGCACGACCCATCAGACTACGGACAAGTTTAGTAACCCTACCAATATGATGTCTTGCAATAGATACTTTATCATACAAGAATCCATTGATTTTACTGACATAGAAGTCACCTAACTGTCCACCAGATGCTTGGTTAGCAGCAAGCATATCACCAATGATATTCTGTACCTGCTTACCGAAGTTACTCTCCGTACCGCACTTGGGGTTAGCAATAGTAACACAGTTCTGGGATCCAGTAGGATTGGTTTCACTATGCTTGCCACGTAGTGCCATAATAATAGCAGGAGGGTTTATACGATCCGCTGCCGCTACTTCACCACCTTTAATGTTAGCACCAGTCTCTGGATCCTTTCCATCTTGAGCATTTTGAGGGTAATGTGCTACTGCTTTGGCTTGACTACTAGTAACAGTTTTAAGATTTCTAGATCCGTCGCCACCAGCAACTGGGTCATCATTGTCGATGACAGTAGCACCAGCAGTGTGCCCAACAGACCCCATGATGATAGGTCTCTGCTTATCATTGTCAAGGAAGAAACCAATGACCCAGTTACCTGCTCGCAGCTCTGCTGTAGCGCCAGTCACACCACCATCACTGAATGGCGTGGTCACAGGCATAACTACGTTTGCCCATGGTAGTTGCTCTGTCGGTGTCTTCTGACCTTCTCTTAAATGTACGCCAACAATACGCACACGATATCTACCAGACTTTTTAGGGTCGCTTTCTCTCCCTGTCTCAACCTGTCCGATCCACCAGTTGAAACCATCAGCGCCTATCTGATTAGTCGATATAAATGACGATAGAACTGGATCCATACCAATACTTTTATTTTTATTTAGTCTCTACATCAGAGGGTTCGTCTGGCATGCCATAAGAATCCCTTACTAAAGTAAGATATGTATTTGCTTTTGCATTCAAAACATCAGCGGAGTGCTGCAGTTTTGCAATCAAATAAGCACCGCTATGTTCCTTGTCATAAATGTCATTCTCTTCTCTTTCTGATGAAGGAATGTTATTAGGAATCATAATCTCAACTGTCTGTCCCGCACGTAGATCTGGTCGGAAAGGTATTTGAATAAAGACTTGCTGGTTGTTCTGTGATTGTTTTCTAGCAATCGACTGCGCTACGACATACTTCTGCCAATCAGGAAACTCTGCTGTGTTCTTCTTACCACCATCTGGTTTCTCTGGTGATGCTACTTCCACACCATCAAACCAAGTCTCATGATCCATCAACACAGACATGATTCTACTAGGAGTTGCTGCAAGATCAGCCTGACCTTTAGCAAGACCAGACTGGGATCCTAGATGCTCCATGTCATCAAAGCGATCACCTAAATTATAAACATACTCTTCATAAGCACCAGTGCTATAGTTATAGAAACAAATAACATTAGAGAACGTACCCATTCTCAACTTGGATAAGATGTCAATCTCCTGTTGGAAGTCAATGTCAAGGATTTTACGGCGAGCATTCTGTTGATTGAGTTGATCATTCTCTTGAAAGAATGTCTCCACAGGTGGATTAGTTTCGATAGAGTTTAGTGAGTCAATTGATCTAAAATGATATCCATCATAGTTTTCGTAGAAGTAATACCCTGCACTACC